GGGGATAGTGAGGATTTTAGTTCATTTCAAATTGTTGATTTTGATACTCGCGAACAAGTTGCCGAGTTTGTTGGTAAATTACCACCTGATACTATGGCTGAGATTTGTTTCAAATGGGCCAATATGTATTCAGCATATATCGTAGTCGATATCACGGGTGGGATGGGTGTTTCCACATCACGTAAACTTCAGGAATTAGGTTATAAGGATTTATATGTTGATGGTGAAGATGTAAATAATACTTGGAAATATAACCCAAAATCTGCGGAAAAAATCCCCGGTATTAACTTTAACAATAAACGAGTTCAGATTATTGCGTCATATGAGGAGGCGATGAGACACGACTTCAGAATATATAGTCATCGTTTATATAATGAAATGGATACGTTCATATATATCAACGGTAGACCCGACCACCAAAAAGGACGACACGACGATTTACTTATGTCTATCGCAATGGCGACATATGTAGGTGAAACATCGTTTAGTAAATTAAATAAAGTCACAGACCAAGCAAAGGCAATGATTGAATCGTGGTCTGTTAATAACAACGAATCAGTAGGTAAAGATATTGATTTTAATCCGGTTATCCCAAACTATAATGATATGATGGGTAGAACAAACACCAATCAAAGTGTTCCTAGAGATGAGTATTTAAAGTATGGTTGGTTATTTGGTAATTACGGACAAAGATAAACTATTTAAATATTGATATTTATAATTAAAATTCTGATATGGAAAACAATAAAAATTTAACGGTTTGGCAACGATTAACACACGCGTTTGGACCAAATTCGTTATTAAATCAAGATTACCCCACATACTCATTTGATAAGAAGGAGTTACTTAAAACGACCTCAAAAGATGAATATGACAAAGAAAAATTACAAGCACAACAAACTTTCTATTTAACTAACCAATGGGCTAAAATAGAAACTAATTTATATTCACAAGCAATCTATTATGAACCAACACGTTTGGCGTCATTCTACGATTATGAATCAATGGAATACACACCTGAGATATCAGCAGCGTTAGATATTTACGGTGAAGAATCGACAACTGTAGACCAAAATGGTTTTATGTTACAAATTTATTCCGAATCAAAACGTATTAAATCAGTATTAACCGATTTGTTTAATAATAGTTTAGATTTAAATACTAACTTACCTATGTGGGTAAGAAATACTTGTAAATACGGTGATAACTTTGTTTATTTAAAGTTAGATTCTGAAAAAGGTGTTGTTGGTTGTATGCAATTACCAAATATTGAAATTGAACGTTTGGAAAGAGGTATGGCCGCTAAAATTAACAACGTTGAAGAACCAGGTCATAGTAGAGGTTTAAGGTTCCAATGGAAAGTTAAAGATATGGAATTTAACTCTTGGGAAATCGCTCACTTCCGTTTATTGGGGGATGATAGAAAATTACCTTACGGAACTTCAATGTTAGAGAAGGCGAGACGTATTTGGAAACAGTTATTGTTATCTGAAGATGCGATGTTAATTTACAGAACATCGAGAGCCCCTGAAAGACGTGTATTCAAAATATTTGTTGGTAATATGGATGATAAAGATGTTGAACCATACGTACAACGTGTTGCTAACAAATTTAAACGAGACCAAATTGTTGATAGTAAAACAGGTAACGTTGATATGAGATATAATCAAATGGCGGTTGACCAAGATTATTTTATCCCTGTTCGTGACCCAGCAGCTCCTAACCCAATTGAGACATTAGCGGGAGCACAGAACTTAGGTGAGATTGCTGATATTGAATATATCCAAAAGAAATTATTAACAGCATTACGTGTACCTAAAGCATTCTTAGGTTTTGAAGAACCCGTTGGTGAAGGTAAGAACTTATCATTAATGGATATTCGTTTTGCTAGAACAATCAACAGAATACAAAAATGTATGATTGCCGAATTAAATAAAATCGCGATTATTCATTTATTCCTTTTAGGTTTTGAAGACGAATTATCTAACTTTACATTATCATTAGCAAACCCATCAACACAGGCGGATTTATTAAAAGTTGAAGCTTGGAAAGAAAAAGTTGCGTTATATAAAGAGGCGGTAACCGCAGTTGAAGGTATTGCACCTACATCGGTTACTTGGGCTAAAAAACATATTTTAGGTTTCTCTGATGAAGAAATTAAACTTGATTTACAACAACAACGTGTTGAGAAAGCTGTTGGTGCTGAATTAACAAATACTGCGACAATTATTACTCACACAGGTGTTTTTGATAATATTGATAACCTATATGGTTCTAAATCAGGTGGAACACAAACCGCAGCTGCGGGTGCAACACCACCACCACCTCCGGGAGGTGGGGATATGGGAATGCCGGCCCCACCTCCAGGACCTGAACCAGGTGGTGATGCAGGAGTTACTCCTGAATCAGTTGATAAACGAGATAATTTAAAAATCTTAGTGGAATCTGAAACAATGTATAATGACGAAGAATTTATTGATTTGTCAAAAGCGAAAAATAATTTAGGTGATATTGAGAATCAATTGAATAAACTTTTAGGTGACTAATATTTATATAATAAAAAACAACGAAATGAAATTTGGAATTATAAAATCAAAAATAGAAAATGTTTTATTAGAATCGTATAAAGATGGTTCATTTAAAAACGAACTTAAAACATTTAAAAAATTAGTTTTAGAAAATAAAAACATCAATAGGTTATTCTACATCTATGATGATTTAAGTTCTAATAAAGGTTTAACCAATGAAGTTGCTAGTGACTACATTAATGAAATGGTAACCCTTTACGAAAACACCGTTAATAAAATTATTCCTACAGACTTGAAAAAAATCAAAGATTGGTCGAATAATTCTTCTGTGTCTGAAAATAACTACGAAGTTATTGATAACTTACTTAGTGGTGGGGTTTTAAACTTGGAGTCAAAAATTAATAGTAAAAAAGTTATTACTGAAACTATCACTAAAAAACCTGTAACTGAGAAAGAAGTTGTTAAAGTTCCGTTAAGTACTATGGTAACGATGGCTAACAAAACGATAACTAATTTTATTGATAATCTGGATGAGTCTGAAAAGAAAGAATTTAAAAACTTGTTATCAGTTGATGATTCTGAATTAGAACCAAAGTATTTAACTATTAAAGAAAGTGTTGTAGATAAATTACAGACAATGTATAATCAAAATCACGATAGACCAACTAGAAAATCAATAACTGAAACTATTGAAAAAATTTCTACTGAAAAGTATGATAAATTAAATTATTATAAATTAAAAAACTTACACGACAACCTTTAATCATTATTTGATTTAAAGTTTTTCTGAACGTGTTTAGCTTTGCTAAGCACGTTTCTTTTTATCACAGAAGGTTTCACAAACACTTTACGGTTAACTAATTCAGACATTTGTCTTGTTTTAATCACCTTACTCTTATATTCTTTAAGGGCTTTTTCGATATTTTTATCTTTATTTACTTTTACTACAATCATATTAAAAAAGTGCTAATTTATTATTTTTTTGACTCTTAATGTAAATATACTTACATTTATTAAAAATAAACTGTTTCACGATGAAAAATAATGAAAAAAGGGAAAACCTCAAAAATCCAAGGATTTAAAACTGCGAAAGTTTTATTTGGTACAGTTGATTCTGTTAATCTAAAATCAATATATCTTAACATTCAAACTTGGGTCGAACCAAAAAAAGACGTAGAAAATTGGTCGAGAGTCGTCTTAAACTTGAGTAGGTCAATTAAACATTCTATTTACGACAAAGTAAAAAATTCATTCTTTGATGATAAATTCATAGTTGACTTAGATTTAAGGTCGAGTGGATTATCGTTAAATAAAAAATCATTTATGAATTTAGAAATCAATTTTTACTTTAAAGATAATGTTTCATTAACGTTTAAAGATACCGAAATTAAAGATTTCTTAAAAAATATTACAACTAAAATATTCCAAGACAATTTAAAAAATAACCAATATTTTAAGTTTTATCTTTCTAAAACAAATAAACCAATCAACAAAACTGTCAAAACCGAAAATATTTAATATTTATTGTTAAAACAAACAATGAATTTAAAAATATTAAAACCATATGAATCGGGTAAAGGTATCTTAATCGAACAAGACGCTGGATATATTTCCCCAACAGCTGAGAACAATAAATACATAATGGAGTCTAAGAATTTTTTAGACCATTCTAAACCATTTGAATTTTATGCCGTTCTACAAAAATATGACACACCAAATAGAAATGGTCGTGTATATCCTGAGAGGATTTTAAAAAGAGAATCTGAAAATTATAAAAAAATGATTGATAAGGGTGTTTCATTATCAGAATTGAATCACCCTGAATCTTCATTAATTGATTTAGATAGAGTTTCTCATATCATCACAGATGTGTGGTGGGATGGTAATATCTTAATGGGTAAATTAAAACTTCTAACAAGTCCAGGTTTCCACGAAAGAGGTATTGTATCAACTAAAGGTGATATGGCAGCCAACTATCTTAGACAAGGTGTTACATTAGGTATCTCATCAAGGGGTGTTGGTTCGTTAAAAAAAGTTGGTGAAAGAAATGAAGTTCAGGATGATTTTGAATTAATTTGTTTTGACTTAGTATCATCACCTTCTACACCAGGTGCTTATCTATTCTTAAATCCTGACGAAAGAAGTAATTTTGAAGAAAACATTGAAGAAGAAAAAAAAATTAGAGATGAAAGTACACCATCATCATCAAAAGAACTTGACTTAATGAAAAAATTGAACGATTATTTGGGAAATAGATAAAATAATTTAATATGGAACAAGGAGAAAAGTATTTTGTAGCAAAAATTAGTTCTGATTTATTAGACACT